ACCGGCAGAATCGGGCAGGGTGATCGCGATAGTGGGCGTCACTCCGGCGGCGTTCCCCGCGTCCCGTAGGTGGATCATCGCGACGTTGGCCCGGTTGTGTTCATTTATTCCGGCGGGGTCGCCCTCCCGGAACGGGCCACCGACATGCACACTCGTGTGGTAGCGGGCCGACAGGGCGATAAGCCTGTCGTAGATGTTGTTGTGTGCACTGACGGCGCTCATCCTGGGTTCGGCATCTGCTCGATGGCGTACCGGGGGTGCAGGTGCATCGTTATCACCCAATCGCTAGATGAAAGGTCCTCAGTCCAGCCGAGAACGTTCGCGTAGTAGTCACCCATCGGTGCACCATCGGGCAGGTCGTGGATCACAACCGGATAGCCCTGATCCAACGCGCACACCGCCAGCACCTGCGCGTCGGAGGCGAGGGTCATCATCAACTCGACGTCGGGCATGTGCCACGCGGGAGCATCCCGGTTGAAAACAGTGACGGCGTGCGCGTAGGCCGAGGTGTAGTCGTCCAGCGGCGGGGTGTAGAACGCGGTACGGAACCCGTACAGGTACCGCGACTCGTCACCCTCGTACGCTGCCGACTCCCGATACCCAGTCACGGCGTCAGGGGCACCGTACTCCACCACGACACGGGAAGGCATATCCCCCAACTCCAGCACCATGTCTATGGCGTTCGCGTTGACAATCCCGGAGGGGATCGCATACTCCGCCGGTGGTTCCCACGACCTGTGCCGGTAGATGACCCGCCCTTCCCTGTCCTGATACAGGAGGGCGTCAGCGTCGTCGGCGAGATTCTGTAACTCTGGGAGCAGGCATAGCGGGTAGCCGTCCTGGGGGACAGCCATCATCACCAGTCCGGGGAAGTTGATACCGGCGGCGGGCTCAATGTGAAGGTCGGTGGGGGCGCTCGACTCCCACGCCAGGTACGCGGCGCGGGCATCGTCCTGCATGGCGTCGATACCGAGCTCCGGGGGCCGCATGATCCCCTTGCTCGCCCACTCCTCCAACGTTCCCGCACACACCACATCCAGGCGGTACCGGGAGTATTCGATCGACTGGACTTTTCCGGTGAAGCGGCGGACGTCGATCCCCGTCCCCGTAGTGGCACTGACCCAGACGGGGGCACCGATGTACAGGGGTATCCCTTCCCCGATGTACACGTCAGTGGTGTCATGGGCGGCAGTGAAGTGAGACACGGTATCCCACCGTCCCGTCCCGTAGTCGAACCACGACTGCGGGTTGTTCGGGTAGCCCTCCCGCGTGAACATCGTCAGGTGGCAGGTCGGTGCGCCGGGCTGCTCATTGATGGTGGAACGCCCGTATTCGATGGTGCCGCCTTCGATCACCCACGGGGCAATGTCATGCCCCGCGATCCGGACACCGATCCCGAAACGGTTCACGCGCATTGCTGACGGGAGAGCTGGATCCGGCTGGTGGCTTTCTTCGCACCTGTGCGGGATGCGGCGCGGGCGACGATGTCGGCGAGACCGGCGGCGTTCTTCACGGCGTGGATCCGGTCACTTTTTTTTTTCGCACGGGCTGCGGCGCGGGCTGCTGCTGCCCGGGCGGCATGGCGTTGGGTGAGTGCTTCCCCGATACGGACGCCGTAGTTCCCGGACGAGGCCAGTTCTAGGGCGTCACCGAGGGCGGACACGCCTGCGACCGCGCTGGTGGTGCCGCCCTCGACGGCGGCCAGTCCTACGGCGGCGCGTTCCAGTGACGCGGCGTAACTGTTCATCTGGGAGGCGGCGAACGTTGCGGAGTTCGCTGCGGCGTCGAGTGAGCCGCTGATCTTGTCTTGCAGCGCCCACGCGCCCGCCGTGTTGGTGTGTTCCCCGAGGAGGAGTTGCATGGCGTCCGCGAAATCGCCCTGGGTGATGGCTTGCGCGGCGTATCCGACGTCCGCGAACGATCCGACGATGCCGGTCGCTACCCCGGAGACGACGCCTCCGGCTTTCTCCACTTCCGGGCCGAGCCTGCGGAGGGTTTCCTCGGTCTGCTGCAGCGACTCAGCACCACCATCGGCGCCGCCGGTCATCAGGCCCTTGCCGAACGACTCCTGCAGTTCTCCCCACGCGTTCTGGACACCTTTAAGGGACCCGTACAGGGTGTTGGCCTGCGCCTCGTTCGCGCCACCGAACTTCGCACGCAGGGCCTCGACTATCGCGATCATGTCATTGGATTTGAGGAGGCCCTTGTCCAAGCCCAGACCCAGCCGTCCGAGGGACGCAGCGTTGCCGTCATAGGCCTTGCCGAGGGCGTTCGCGACAGTGTCGAGGTCTTTCCCGGTGGCTGCGGAGATATCCAGGGCGACCCCGAGGATCTCCTGAGCCTGCGTGACGCTTTCGGTGGATCGCAGGAGGCGGGAGAACGCGGGACGTAGCTGCTCCTCGGACACGTTCGCGGCGTACTGCAGGTTATCGATAAAAGCGGACACCTCAGCAGTGCGGGTCGCGAACCCCATGTTCTTCAGGGTGGTCGCCAGTTGCGCGGCGGCTTTCTCATCCTCAATGAACGCCTGTACGGATTCGGCGGAGAACGCGACGAAAGCGGCACCAGCAGCGGCAGCCCCCGCACCTAGCGCCTTCCACGCGACCTTCGTCTTACGGGCCGCCCCATCGACCTTGTTCAGGGACTTGCCGACGCGGTCCAGGCCTTTGACTGCGTTGGTGGCGTCGGTGCCGATCTTGATAACGATGCCGGGCATGGATGCCATTACTGGCCCCCGTACTTCCGGGCGATGCGGTGAAGCATGGCCGTGTACTCGTCCACAGCTTTACCCACCGACTTATCGACGGCGGGGCGCACCCAGTACCCGCGTTCGTTGTGGGGGACGGCGTACGTGTTCTCTTTCGCCCCCGGAACGGGTCCTCGTTCGGAACCCCACGCCATACCCGTCCGATACCGCGCCTGTCCCCGCCGGAACCCGGACAGTTTCGGATTCACGGCACCGACCTTCACGAACACGATCCGATCCGACTTCGCCCTAGCCGTGTCAGCCATACGGGACGCGATAGGGACCTGGGAGGAACCCGCTGACGCCTTCAACGCGGGGATCAGATGCCGTTCCGCGATCTGCTTGGACGCGGTGCGGATTTCCTTCCGCGCCTCGTTGAGGTCTTCTTTCGCTATCGTGTTCAGGACGTGCTTCACCACCGTCAGACCCGTCACGTCGAACCGTTCAGCCATGACTACGGCGTGACGGCAGCGCGGGTGAACGTCCCGATGTAGGAACACGACGCAGTTGATGCGCCATCCTCGGCGGCGAACGCATAGTCAACGTTCGACACGGCGATGGTTCCCACCCACTTACGGGTAGCCGCGCTGATCTCCACGTCGAGCGTGGATCCGGGGACGCCAGCGGCATCCCACAAGGTGTCGTAAACGCCAGCGGCTACGTCGTCGTACAGGAAATCGAACGATCCCGAATCAGAGACCTTTGTGCCCGTAACGACCTTGTCGGTCAGGGTGTATACCTCGGTGGCATCGGTTGAACGACTGCCGCTACCGCTCGTGACCTGTGCGGACACGTCACCGGAATCGAGAAGGATGCGGAAGGTTGATCCGGGCGAAAAGATGACGGCCATGACTTCTCCTAGAGGCTGATCTGTAGACGGGCAGTGCAGGCGTAGGCGTGGAAATCGACCCCAGCGACGGTGATCGTGGTGTCGGAGGCGGCGTGGACCATGTCAGGCTGATTCAGTAGGGACAGGATGCTGCCGAGGAGCTGATCCCCTGCGGGTTTCCCGGTCCCGGCGGCGACGAGCCACACGGGGACGGTGCAGGTGACGGCGGTCAGGGTGACGGCGGTTATCTCCGGCAACCCGACCAGGACACAGGGTGGGATGACGAGGTCCGGGTCACGGGTTGCGGGTAGGGACACGGCGGTCGCTAGCGTGGACGCCCACGTGTCCAGATCAGTGACGAGAGTCATCGTGCGACAGGCTTTCTCGCCCCTAGAAGGTCCATTGCACGCCCGTAACCGTCAAACGTGTCCATCTGCACGTCCCCCGGATATCCGGGCGTCTGCGGGCTGCTGCCGGACCTGTAGAGCATGGCGGTGTAGATACAGACTGCTTCCCTGATTTGTGCGCCCTGTTCGGTGTACCTATCCAGGTCGGGGCGCTTACGTGCCGCCCAGTCCAACGCCACATCAAGTTTCGACGCCATGTAGTCGTCAGTCGTGATCCGCATGTGTGCGGCCACGTCATCGACTGTTGCCCACATGGCGATCCTTTCTAGTTCGGGGGTGCGGGGCCATTACAACCCCGCACCCGGCCCGGAGGGGCGTTTAGGCAAGATTCGTGATCTTCACGACGCCCTTGGCGTTATAGATCGCCGTGACACCGAACCCGTAGATTGCCACATCCCGCCCCAACTTCGAGGGGGTTTCAGCGGTGGCGAACATGGGGCCATCCTCAATCCACGCGGCAGCGCTGCCGTTCGTCACCAAGATGGTTCCAGCGGCGAGATTGCGGTCATGGACGACCTTCAACCCGGACACGTTGACGTTCAGGGTGGATGCGGT